ATTTGATTTGATTGGATTATTTGATTTGAATATCTATTACCCCGTTATACCTACCAAAAAGCATCATTTAATATTTTTTTGCTTGAGATCCTATGTTATTAATTAAAGGGAGGGGTAAAAAATAAATGTTAGGTAGTATAGAGAATAGTTAAAAACCTATGGCGGAGAGAAAGGGATTCTATTATTAACTTATATAAACCCTTATTTTAGGACTTAAGATTTATTTCGTTCCCATTTTGTTACCACTAAAGCAAAAAAATGGTTCAAATATCGTATATGACGATGTTTAATAGGTGGGTTCGATTAATTGTTACGAACACACCCTGTTACAATGACCTAAAATACGATATTTAATTTTTAGTCCGTTCCCACTAAGTTTGATTTTTATCCTTCTCTAGTTTTTCTATGCGTTTTTCTAAAGTATTGATCCTAAAGATTGCTAAAAGCAATGCTATTGCTCCACATAATCCACCGATTGCACTAAATATTTCCATTTTTAACTCCTTATGGTATAATCATTAAACACAAGATAAAAAGCAAGACCTCCCCCTTTACTCTTAGAGGAGTTGTTTTACTAACACCAAAAGAGCGGTTAGAAGATTAATTAAGGCGATAATTAAGTCTAACTTTTTCATCTTGTGTTTCCTTCCATAAACATATTTCCTATGTTTATGTGAGAATTATAACATAATTATTATGTATTATCAATAATTTTATAATATATTTTATGTTTTTATATCATTATCAACTTATTAAATATGTTATTGCTTAGAAACTTCTCTTATAATATCTTCAAAAGATTTCCATTTTGATAATTTCTTTTTAAGCATTAAGGTTTCCAAGTAAAGTTCAATAGCCTTTTCCATTGATTTACTAACTTCACTTGTAGTAGCACTCTTGTTTATAGCACTTTCACTATACCCTATCGCTTCACCCAATTCCTTATAAGTCATTCCTAGCTCTTTGGCTGTTTTCTTGATAAGGTTTTGTTCATTGCTCATTTTTATCCTTTAATCCTTTGATTTTATTTTCAAGTTTATTCAAACGCCACTCATTTATTCCAACCCAGCCTGCCAATATGATGATTAACAAAAATTCTAAGTCCATTTTTTACCTCCTATGGTATAATAAGCTCACGATACAATGATAAGCTAAAATAACCCACTTAAGTGGGTCTCTTCCTAAAAGAAGAGTTTTATAATCGCTATCAAATAGAAAGCAATTTGTAAGATTAATGCTATGATTCTTAGCTTTTTCATTGTATCGCTCCTTTCTTTTTGGATTTAAAAACAATTCTAAATTGTTTTTATGCCATAATTATACAATAATTAATTGTTATTGTCAATACTTTTATAATTATTTTTAATTAATATTTCATATTTTATAATTTTAAGTTATGCAAAAGAGTTTTAAAATCACTCTTCTACAATATTTTTAAGGGCGTTTTTAAGAATTTCATAGTCTTGTAATTTTTTCTTCAGATTAAGGTTCTCAAGATACAAATCAATCGCTTTTTTTATTTGATTGCTAATTATTGCATTATCTTTGGAAGCCATATTGTTTAAACTATCACCACTATACCCTATCGCTTCACCTAATTCCTTATAAGTCATTCCTAGCTCTTTGGCTGTCTTTTTGATAAGGTTTTGTTCATTGCTCATTTGGATTCCTTCTCTAGTTTTTCTATGCGTTTGTTTAGACTTCTTATCTCCCACGCATTCCACAGAACTATTATCACTAAAACGATGTTGCTAATTTTGTCTAGCCATTCCATTTTTAACTCCTTATGGTATAATTTATTTCAACACAAGATGAATGCCTTTGTTTAAAAACAAAGGCAGGGATTACCCTGTCCAAATTTGAAAAATTTGGCTGATTGCTTGAATAATCAAAACAATCTCTAAAACTAATTTTGTAAGTTGTCTTAGTTTTTTCATCTTGTGTCTCCTTTCTTCTGGATTTAAAAGTTGTTATATTCAACTTTTATGCCATAATTATACTATTTTTATAAACTTTTGTCAAGTAAAAAGATGTAAATATCGATTATTTTATCAAAAAAGGTTGTGCAAATACACTTAAATGTTATTTAACATATCTTTGAAATTTTTAAGAGTTTCAATTTTTTTATGCAGCTCTTGATTTTCAACATATAAGCTAATTACTTTTTCTATTTGCTGGCTTACAGAGTTTGTAGAAACAACACTTTTAAGCGTTGCTTCACTATACCCTATCGCTTCACCTAATTCTTTATAAGTCATCCCTAACTCTTTGGCTGTCTTTTTGATAAGGTTTTGTTCATTGCTCATTTTTGTCCTTTTGTAGTTTTTCTATGCGTTTGTCAATCTTTTTTTCTAGCAAAAACACATATAAGGTCAATAAACTCACTGCTATGCCTAAAATCAAAGTTTCCATTTTTATCTCCTATGGTATAATATTTAAGAGTATCAATGCTAAATTTTTTTAGTAACCCCCTCCTCTCTCTTTTAGAAGAGAGATTGGATTTTGATAATCCAGTAAATCAACTGAATCATCAGGACTAAAATTCTGAGTAACTTTAGCATTTGATACTCCTTGTTTTGGATTTAAATTTCATTTCTGAAATTTATGAGTGTATTATATACTATTTTTGGAATATTGTCAAGTATTTTATTTTATTTTTGGGTTAAATTGTATAAATTACTTTCAAAAATGAAATTAAAGAGAGTTGATGATTTCTCTAGCATTTTTAATCGCTTGCAATTTCATTTTCAAAGCTTTATTTTCAAATAACAATTCAAAATATAATACTGCCATTTTTGGAATATCATCATTTGCCCATCGTGATATAGTGCTTTGTGGTATTTCAAGCTCTTCTGCTAACTCCTTTTGACTGATATTTAATTCTTGACAAACTCTTTTAATCAAATTCATTTCTTTTTCCATTTATTATGCTCCTTATAATAATTTTGTAATTATATAATCTTTGATTATTTCTTCTTATTTTTTATAGGCACTTTTGCCCACGCTTTAAAGCTAATCGCTCTTCTTAAATCTTTTAGCTTCCTTATTTGCTTGCTCAATACTTCCACTTCTAGCCCTACGATACTCCTAATACCCATTTTCATACTCATATCATTTAGCAAGTCAATCCCTCCGTTCAATCCATCAGATTCAATCCATTTAAAAAACCTCTCTCTAATCTGTAATGTAATCTCTAATCGCTTCCAGTCTACTAATTCAGGGTGTATGTTTTCTTTGTGATAAAGGGTTTGTTTTTTGTATTTGTCATAAAGTAGGATTCTTTTGAGTCCTTGTGTTGAAATCGTCTCATTGATATAGAGAGAATCCCCCTCATTCCTTATCCTAGCTCCTTTCATTGCATAATCCATCAATGTTGATGTTTGCCTGAGCAAATCTTTCAATCGACCCTGATAATCAAAATCGCAAGCCATATCTATGCTATGGACTTTGAAACGTTTCAAAAATGCTTTTAGTATCTTGAATAAATTAGAATCTATCTCTTTGCTAGGCTGGTGCAATCCTGCAAAGACGACTTCAACATAATGCTCATATCCTTTTTTATTGATTTTAGAATGATTATGACAAGCCATAGAATTATAAATGAGTAAGATTGTATTAGAGAGGCTTTTATTGCCTCTTTTAAGATTGATATAGTTTATACAAAAAGGGTGTTTTGGGTTTGAAGTTTTTTGAGATTTGAATTTTTGTGTTACATAATCGTGGATTTGTTGGTTTCTGGTTGTTTTGCGTATTTTCCTTGATAGCTGCATTTTTTTGATAAAAATACTTAGAGAATCCTTAGGTATTAGGAATCTAAAGGTATCTATTCCTATGCTATAAGGGTGATAATCATTAATTATTTTAGTTTCCAACACTTATCCCAACAAATCCAAATTCATCATTCTTGAAATAAATGATTGCTCAAATCAATGGCTTCTTTGATATTTTTCCTAGCTGTTTTATAATAGCTCTCTTTAAGCTCACTGCCTACAAAACCTCTATCTAACTTGATAGCACTCACCCCCTCACTACCTATACCCATAAAAGGACTATAGATGATTTCATTAGGATTACTCCAAAGCCCAATAGCCCTCTCAATCACATCAAGCTGTAATGGACACATATGACGTTCATCACTATCTTCTTTGGCAACTGATGTATTCAATACCCTTCCTTGCTCGATGTCAAACCACACAGGCGAAGCATATCTTTGCCATACATTGATGCTATATAGCCTCTCATAATCTTTTTCATCTCTAGTATTAAAAGGCTTGATAGCACTTGAACCAATATAATCATAAAATGCCTCTCTACTGACAGGTTCATTATTTGGCTCAATTGAGGGCTTTTTCAAAATCACTAAATAATCTGCCCTACCCTGACGGCTTGCAGTAGAATCTTTACAGACTTGTTTGTAAAGCAAGCCATTTGCTTTAGTGCGTTTCATTTCTATCACAGGGTCTTTCCATATAGTTATCCTAGAGTGATAGACAAAGCCTGCTTTGATATGTTCAGAAATGATACGACCAGGAAAATCCTTAAACCCAATCACTCCATCCTTGCCTTTCAATAACTGCATATCACAACAATGAATCGCTACAAGCCGATGAGGCTTCAAAACCCGATACATTTCTTTGATAAGGAAAGCATATTGTGCAAAAAACTCCTCATCATTTGCACAATTACCCATATCCATAATATTATCGCTATAGACAAACAAATCACTAAAAGGCGGGGAATAAATACTAAAATCTATGCTATTATCAGATAATGCTTTAGCCAACTCTACACAATCTTTATTGTATATAGCAACTTGTTTGTAATCATCAAAATATATATCTTTATGAAGTTCATCAAATCCTTCCATTTTTATCTCCTATGGCTATCTACAAAATCAACAAAAAGATATTTAAATCCTTTTTCATACGCCCTATCAAAGCTTAGTTTTTGATAAATTTTGCCCTGCCATACAAAAAAATATTTTGGGCTATAATCTGCACTCATGCCTTTGATAAGCTTATTTCTAATATTTTTAACTCGCATTTTCACTCCTTAAAAACGATGGGATAGGTATGATTTTTGGTTGTAAAAAATGAGTATTTATCTGTGTTTTTAGTCCACAGATAGATTGCGTCATTGATGATTTCATCTCTTGGTGTTGTTGCTTTTTCTTTTGTAAGGCTTCAAAAATAGAAGTTTCATTATCAGCTAATATGATATGCACATTCACAGGCTTCTTTTGCCCAAATCTCCACATCCTACGCACACTCTGGTAATAGCTCTCATATGAATAGTTCAATCCCAAAAAGACCATATTACAAGCATTTTGAAAGTTCATCCCCATCCCAGCAATAGAAGCTTTTGTGATGAGAATATCGATTTTATCCTCACTAAAATCATTTAAAATCCCAGCTTTAACATCAGGACTCATACTTCCTGTGAGTTCTATGATATTGAGATGAGGGAATTGATTTTTTAGCTTTTGATAAGTCTTATTTGATTCTAGGTTCGTATCTACCCATATGAGCAATGGCATTGTGCAATCATTCACAATCTCATTAAGCTTAGTGAGTCGCTTCTGCAAACTCATCTTTTTGTTCCTAGCTAGAGTCGTGGCATTTTGCTCAGAAAATACAAACAACGCCCCGTCTTTTAGGTATTGTAAATCATCAAATGCTATCTTGTGTAAGATTTCATTGAGTTTGGGTAAAACATGAGAAGAACCATCATAGCCCAAATCAGAAGGGCTACTCACACATTCCGCCCAGCTTGATACCCATTCCCAAAATCCATTGTGTGCGTGCTTTTTAAGCCTCCATTCACCTGTATTGAATGTATCATTGATAAAATACCTTGATAGCATCTCTAGTCTTGACATCACATTCAAAAACTCGCTATGATTGCCAAGCTCCATAAAGTCATTTGGACTAGGAGTTGCAGAACAAGCAAGTTTATAGGGTGTGTGTTTGAATTTATCTATCAAATTTTGCTTTGTCTTTCCCTCAAAAGATTTCAAAATAGAACTTTCATCTAGCACGACCCCTGCAAAAAGACTCACATCAAGCTTTTCTAACTGCTCATAATTAATGATATAAATCCCTTCTTTGAAATCTGTATTTTGTGTGATTTTTTCTAAAGGAATATCAAACTTTACTGCTTCTTTCATCATCTGAAACACGACAGCTAAAGGGGCTAATATCAAGACAGGTTGATGTGTATACAAACTGACTGCCTTAGCGAAGTTGAGCTGCATGATGGATTTGCCTAATCCTGTATCCACAAATAATGCATATTTTCCTTTCAAACAAGCCCGCTTCACGATGTCTTTTTGATAATCAAATAAATAAGGATTCAGCCATTCTTCTTTGAGTTCAAAACCACTCGCTATTGATTTTGGCTTTTTGTTTTGGATAAAATCTAAATAATCCATTTCTTCTCTCCTTATTTTGGGAACTTGAGGTCATTGCTAACCATCCATTCTGCAACATCATTTGCCATAAAAACTTTTTTGCCTCTTAGTTGAGTGTATTTAGGCAAATCCCTATCTTCATTACAAAGTTTATTTTGTAAGCCTTGTAATCCAATGCCTAATAATTCTGCAAAATTTTTAGCACTCAAAACCGCTCCATACTTCTGCACGATTACTTGAGATAAAGCGATGGTGAGTTGCCTTTCATAAGATAGATTCATCTTTTTGCTCCTTTAGTGCCTCTTGTAATGCTTTGATTTGCTTTTTTTGCTTATCGATTATGTGATAGACAATCTCTAAGCTCGCATTCATATCTTTTAGGCTCTCACTTTGGGACTTGATGATTCTTTTGAGTTCATAGATTGCTTGCATACTTTCACACATTTTTCACCTCAACGATATAGCCATTTTCTAAGAGTTTTTTAAAAGCTTTTCTATTCTTATCGCTCCTAAAAAAGACTGCATTCCTCTTCATAGTCTGGCTATAACTACTATAGCTAATGCCTAGCTCTTCGCACAATCTTCTAGCATTGCCAAAATCTAATTTCACTTTTTCTGTTTGTCTATACCTCATTTTTTCTCCTTCTCTAGTTTTTCTATGCGTTTTTCAAGACTGAATACATACACGCTTAACAAAGCGATAATAACGCCTAAAAGTAGATTTAACATTCTTTACTCCTTATATGGTATAATTCCTGCGATACGATGATTAAGCCTCCCCCTTTGGGGTTACCCGCTGAGCATTTTGTAAATGCTCAAAGCAAGATAAATGATTTCTAGGATTTTTAAAATTATCTTAAGCTTCTTCATCGTATCACTCCTTTCTTTTGGATTTAAAACCTATCTTTTGGTTTTATGACGATATTATATAGTATCTTTATTCCAAAAATATAGTATTTTTGGAATAAAGATATAGTATCTTTATCTAATTGTCAAGAGTTTTTATATAAATTTCTAAAAATTTCATCTTTTGTCCTTTTCTAGTTTTTCTATGCGTTTTTCTAAAATCCAGTTTTTGTAATAAGTGCAGATTAAAAACACAACTAAAGCGATATTCCCTATGGTATTTATCCATTCCATTTCTTTTCCTTTTTGGTATAATATGAAAGCACAAAATGTGAAAAGTAAAAAAACAATGCGGGGTTTACCCCGTCCACATCTTTATGATATGGTTAATGCTGGCGATTATCAAAGTGATTTTCCAAACAATGTTGATAATCTTTTCAAGCTTTTCCATTTTGTGCCTCCTTTCTTTTGGATTTAAAACCTATCTTTTGGTTTTATGACGATATTATATAGTAATTATTACTATATGTCAAGTAAAAAATACTAATTTTAAAAATGGAATTATTTTTGCTGGAATAAAATAAAAAGGGTTAAAATGAACGAGGAAGATAAAAATTTATTCCAAGAAGCTAAAAAAGCATTTAAAATTAATTCTTTAAAAGAACTAGCAATAAAAATGGGACGTGCTGAAACTAGTGCTATAAATTGGTATAAAACTGGCTTTCCTAAAAGTTTAAAACACGACTTATCAATTATCTTACAAAACTCTATAATCTCCAAAGAAGAAAATATCCATATCCCTTTATATGATGTTACGGCTTCTGCGGGTTTGGGTTTGATAAATGAAGAAAATATTATTGATAATATAGTATTTAATAAATCATTCCTAAAGACTTGCTATGGACTGACTTCTTTAACAGATTTATCCATTATCTATAGCAGAGGGGATTCGATGGCACCTACCATCGCCCCACTCTCATATCTATTGGTTCAAAAAGGTTCTGTAAAAGAAGGAGAAATATGTATCGCTAGGATAAATGATGAGCTTGTAGTCAAGAGGCTTCAAAAGTTTCCTAATCTCGTCCTTCTAAGTGATAATCCTAATTATCAACCCATCTCATTAGAAAAACTTGATTATGAAATCATTGGCTCTGTAGTAGGGACATTCAAGAAATTATAAAATATCTCAATCTCTCTATTAAGAGATAAAATCCTCCATTACATATCAATACAATGAGTATCAAAATATTAAATGAAACTATCCCAAAATGCTCTTTAAAGCTTCTTTGCCTTTTTTCCATACCAATATTCTTGATAAAATTAAAAAGAAAATAAAGAAGATTTGTGAATAAACAAGCAATAAATCCCATGACAAATATCAATCTATAAATACTGCTTTTATCAATGTTTGAAAATATGGAGGTTGAAAAAGTAAAAACACCTACAAACGCTAAAACAATTGAAGCAAATATTCCAAGTATCGTAATGTATTGATTTTTTTGATTTTTTAGGTCATTTTCAAGTTTTTTATTTATAGCTACTAAACTTTCCAAACTTTCTTTTTGTTTTTCTATGTCCTTGTAATATTGAACATGAATAAAATCAAGATTAATATGATCTTCTAATTTTTTGAGGTTTGTTAATAATTTTTTGTCTTCTTCTATTTTAATTTTATTCTTTTTATCTTGATTCTTGATTATATACGATACCATCCATCTTATATTTTGAGATAATCTTTCTATATCTTCATTATTCGTAGTATTCTTTAAAATATAAGTTGTTATCAACGAGTAAGGATGTCTATAATCATTTTTATATACATCCTTGGCTTCAATGATGACTTTTTGATAGTCTTCTTCTTCATTTAAATCTTTCGAAATATTTTTTAAAAACTCTTCAAATTTCTCATCATTCATTTTCTAATGCTTCTGCTTCTTCTTCAATGAGTTCAGAAGGTATGATATTTTTACTGCCCTCTTTGTATACTTTTATCCAAGCCCCTTGCGGGTTATGACTTCTTTTTACTAACTCCCAAGGTGGTAGCTCTGTAGACTCATCAATAATTTTATCAACAATCTCTTTTTCAGATTTATCCAAATCTAAATTGGAATCTTCTTCAGGGATACTGAGTGCATTACTACCAAATATCCTGTATTCATGATAAACATCTCTTATCACAGGACCCCATTGCCAAGCTTCAAAATCTTTGTCTGTAATGAGTTGCTTACCTGTTTTTTTCAAAAATCCAATATGGACAAAATAGATAATCTTTTGGAGCGGGAGATTGCTGATAGGTTTTTCTAATTCGATACATTTATTAATGATATATCTTGCTACCCTTAATGCTTCCATAAACACTCCTTTATTAAAATTTTAAATCATTTTATTATATCAAAAAATAATGAATTTAAAAGTTTTAAAAAGTATTTATAAGTATTTAAAAGTATTTATAAGCTCATTTTCTCTATCTCATAAACCTTCTTTTTGAGTTCATCATAACATTTTGCTTTTTGGTAATTCTCTAGCCAAGAAGCTACCCAAGTTGGAACAGGCTTATCCCTATCGTTCCAATTATTAACAGTATTATAAGAAATATCAGCAAGTTCTGAAAACTCTTTTTTGCTTATACCAATATGATTAAGCTTAATGGTAAGTTCACTTTTTTTCATTTTTTACCTTTTACATTTATTTAATATATAAATTATATCAAAAAATATCTTAAAGATGTAAAACCACTTGACAATAACAATTTTTAGATGTATAATTATGATGTTTTTATATTTAAAAGATGTAAAAACGGAAGGAGGACAAGATGAGAAAGCTAGTAGCAACAATACTAATTTTAAAGATTATCTATCTGATAATCAAAATCTTAAGTTCAATCACTTAAACTTAAGAAGCCCGCTTAAGCGGGTCTCATCATATGTCCAACTTTATTTTAGCACAAGGAGGTAAAAAATGGAAGCTTTAGGTTATATCTTAGAAATCGCACAAAGTCTGATTATCATCAGACTTGTTTGGCAAGTAGAAAAACTAAGCAAAAATGCCAAAAATAAGGATTGAAGGGTATCCCAATCCCTTCACCCAAACTCCACACGACTTATGCCATCTACTTGAGTCAATTTACTTTATCTATCCACAAAATCAATTTTTAGCTTTTTACCACAAGCTTGAGCGTATTTCATCAGTGTATTTAGGCTAGGAGGATTCGAAGAGCTTTCAAGTCTTGAAATATTGCTTACATAAGTATTGAGTGCTTTTGCTACATCTTCTTGAGTCAGCTTAGCATCATTCCTTGCTTGAAGCATTTTAGCTTTGATTTCAATAAGAGGTTCAAGAGCTTGATATTCTTTTAAAGCCTCTCCTTTTAAATACTTTGCTTTAAGTTCATTGATGTTGTAGGTTTGAAGATTTATTTTATTTTTCATTCAAAAGCTCCTTTTTTCTTTGTATGCAGATGTTTATATCTTTTAAAGGTGTTTTTTGAGATTTTTTAACAAAAGTATGCAAAATCACGATTG